TTTGATTTGCCTGAATTGGCATCAAAAGCATATAAAGAAGCCGCCCAAAAATTTCATGGGGAATTTTATTGTGAGTGTTAAATGGGAAAAGTGGTCAAATTACGCAATTAAGACTGCTGGCTATTCAATCAGCAAATCTTACATACAAGGCGGCTGGCTATACACTTTATGGAAACTGCCTAAAACAATGCTTGGAAACTATAAGGATGTTGAAGATGCAAAAAAAGCGCATTTGGAAATTGTCGGAAGCCAATCGGCAGAATCTAATAACCTTGATAGAGGGTTTAGACTGCCAAACGCATTGGCAAGTGACTATTCAAGAAGCAAAGGATAAAGACCAGCGCACGCTTGATCAAAATAGGCGTTATTGGGATTTGATGCGGCATGGTGGTAATTTTCTTGGTTATACCGCTGATGAGTTGCATTTATTGATGGGCTACAAGTTTTTAAGGCAACACAAGTATGTTGGTGACACGCTGGTGGAATACATACAAAGCACGACTGAATTGGACACAGCGCAAATGGCTGACTATCAGAACCAAATAGAATATTGGCTCACACAAATGGGATGGAGTTGGGATGATTAAACACCAAGGGTATGCAAACAAAGTTATAAACTTTAACAGCCTGCAATTTGGCAACATATCCCCGACTGACATTGATGGGTTTATTGAATACAAAGATAAATGGTTTATCTTTATTGAAACAAAGTTTAATCAGGCTCAAATGCCGCGTGGTCAAGAATTAGCACTTGAAAGAATATGCGATGCAATACAATCAGAAACTAAAAACGCTATCGTCTTCTTCACATCGCATCAAGATGACGGCATAAATGTTGAAATTGATATTGGACTATCATTGGTCATTAAATATCGTTACATGGGCAAATGGGTTAAGCCCAAAGCCCCAATTAATTTACATGATGCAATTGAAAGGTTGATACCAAATGAGTGTTCTAATTAGTGATGTAAGGGAAAAGTTTGAAAAGTGGGCTATTGAGAATGGTCACAACTTAACACGCCATCCCAACGATAATGATTTTTATTTTAATCGTGATGTGTCTATGTTATGGGTTTGCTTTTCAACTGGTTATGTGATGGGAACAGAAGACCAAGTTGCCAGCTTTACTGATCAATTGGAAAAGCTAATACCAACAGCGCAAGAAATATTGATTGAAAGGGCGTTGGAAGATGACTAAAGACAAAGAATTTTTATGTATCTTAATGGATGATATGTGGATTAAAGCTAACATTATGTCCAGCATGGTGGATAAATAGATAGTTTACATTTTGTCCGTCAACTAAACTTTTAGTAAACATACAAGCAAATTATTAAACCAAAGGAATAAAAATGGCAAATAAAATTCAAAAATTAGAAGAAAAAATATTAAAGGCTTGGTCATTAAAAGAAGACATTAGCACTTTAACAGAAGCCGCAGATTGGACAGCCATTGACCCAGTGTTTATGGATAGGTTGTTAAGCATTGCTTGTGTTCATGAAATGCACATGGAAGCATTATGGGGTTTATATGAAGAAGTGGTTGATGAATACTATGTTTATAAGCCCCGTGATGTTGATTTTGATTGGGGCGATGAATCTAGGGTTGATATTGTGGGTCAAAATGGTAACAATGGCGAACATTACAAATAATGGCTACCAAAGCAGAAAAATTACGTTTTCAAAAGTTAGTGGATTGGGGATGTGTTGTTTGTTTAAGAACAGGGCTTGGTTATAGCCAGCCCGAAATACATCATGTGAGGTTTAATGCTGGAATGGGAAAAAAATCAAATGATACGATTGCTTTATGTCCTAACCATCATCGTTTGGGTGGTTATGGGGTTGCATATCATGCGGGCAAACGAGGGTTTGAGGACAACTATGGAACAGAACAAAGTCTGTTAGAGTTTACAAATCAATTATTGGGGGTTACATGAAACAAACATTTAATGTGGTAGAAATGAAAGAAGCACAAGTAACAGTTGGGGAATATTTCCTGACCCTATTTCACAGCGCAACAAACACACACTTATTGCATTTGCAATCACGCAGTTATTCACAACATCAGGCATTGGGCGCATATTATGACGCTGTGGTTGATTTAATTGATAGTTTGATAGAAGCATATCAAGGTAAGAATCAAACGATTGTGGACTATCCAAACATATACACACCGCCTAATCGTGATGCGTTTACAGAGTTAAAGAACATATCTGCTTATGTGGTGGCTAATCGTGCGGTTGTTGGTAGTGATACTGAATTGCAAAACATTAGCGATGAAATCCAAGCGTTGATTGATTCAACAATTTATAAACTTACATTCTTGAAATAAAATGCAGTGGCTAATAATATTGTTGGCGGCAATTGCTGACATTGTTTTGGTGATAAATGTAATACATCATTGGTGATTTAATAAGGGGAATAAAATGAATGCAGAATTAAAAGCGGCAGTTGAAACATTAAAGGCAAGTTATGGCGATATAGATAGGGAAGCCGCAACCTATGGCAATCTTAATCCATTGGACATTCAGAAAGCGTTGCAAGCAACACAAGTTGATACTGCCGACTTTGTTGTGTTAGCACTATTAGCTAATCACTTCCCAGCGGGCAAGGCTAAACAAATGGTTGTCAATGATGTAGTGTTGCCAACATCAGTCATCAATGAAAGCGTGCCAGTTGCCGATAGCACCGCTGAATAAAGAGTGTAGGGAATTGGGGTGTCACAGCCCCAAGACCAATCGTTCAACCTTTTGTGTTAAACATGGCGGTGGCATTACTGAAAAGGGTAAGCAGAACAGTAAGCTATATGGTCAGGCTTATTGGCGCAAACAAAGGGAAGCACAGTTAAGTAAAGACCCGTTATGTGCGGCGTGCCTATTAGATGGCAAGGTGGTGCAGGCAGAACACATTGATCATGTATTTCCACATAGGCAGGATGCCACACGCTTCAGGCTTAATCACTTCCAAAGCCTGTGTCAGTATCATCACACGATGAAGACACAGCTAGAAAACAGGGGTGTATATATGTATTACGCAAGGCACGGGGCTATCACATACACCGAGGGCGATTACGCCCGTATATTCACAGGAAAGTAAATGGCAGGTTATATGAAGACAATAAGACAAGACATATTAAACAAAGCATCACAAAACATCATGGTTGATAGGCAAGCAACACATGGCGATGCAGAAAACAACTTTGAAACAATTGGTTTGTTATGGACAACATACTTATCAAGCAAAGAAATTATTGATGCCCATGATGTGGCGGCAATGATGGTGTTGTTTAAAGTAGCACGCTTCAAAACCAATCCAATGCACCTAGATAACATGACTGATGCCTGTGGTTACGCCGCTTTTGCTGGTGAAATTGGTGCGTCAAAGGCAGAGGCAACATCATGCGACATAAGTAACACTTCCCAAGTT